ACGCAAGGTGCTAAAGGAGTAGCCAATCCCACCCCCCATTCTCATAGTATGGGCAGCATTTGTAGCCGCATCCATAATACCTTCCATACTATCCTCTATATTCTGCGAAACCATGCAGTTGTAAGGTGTAACTTGTCTAGGACTTCCCATAGCAGCTTGCACCCGCCCAGCAGGAAGAAACCTCATATCACAGAGAATGTTTTTGAGTTTGTGAAAATGCTGATCATCATCACAGACAGCCCCAGCAACTCTAACCATAGCCTCTTCAAAGCTCTCACCAATCCCTCTATATTTTAGAGCGTGTAGCTCTTCACTTATTTGTAGTTTTGGACCCATCCCACACCCTCATTACTTCAATGTCCCCACCAGTACCCTCATCCCACTTACTAGCAATTCTGACAGCATCCTGGGCAGTTGCACCAGCAGCCATTGCCCCCATTGCTATCAACCTCCCACTACCAATAGCCCACATCTTCTCTGGGGTGTAGTCATCGAACAATTCATCCTCATAATAGACAACAATGCTGTTTGTAGTGACTACAAGTACTACAAAATCCCCCTCTGGAGGCTTGTCATCCCCTCCCACACTACCGTCCTTCAACCTCTCTGTAAATCTGAAAGCTTGTCTACTACACCCAGCTATCCCAGCCACACAAGTGTCACTAATCCTGATTAATTTTGAAGTGTGGCTAACCAAACCCCAGTTGTCAGCAGCTTGGGTGTCTGCTGACATAAACCCATCCTTGAATGCTATTGTAGTCATTCTTGTAACCACCACTCTACTCTATCCACTACATCTGCAACCTTTTCCTTAACTACATAAACCTGCCCTTGTACCCCCATGATTATCATGGCCTTATCAGGCCCCTTCTCCTGTATTGCTGCAACATATTCTGGGTTGACCCACACTGTCCCCCCTTTGTCCATTTTATATTCTAACATTCATCACCTTTCAATTCTTCAATCAACCTCTTCAAATACCACTCAGCCTTCATCAAGTCCTTGAGTGGTATCCCCTTGTAGGCATACCTCAACACATATTTGAGGATGTTGCCCTTGATGTACCCTCGAAACTCTACATCTGTCATACTATCCTTAATAGTCTCTATGGTTTCCTTGGATAAGATGTTGTAGTAGTCTGGGTGGTCTACTTGTTCTTGTAACTCTTCTTCCTTAGCATTTTCTCTTAAGCCTTCAAACTTACTATCATAGTCTAGCCCATACATACTCATCCATACCTCCTCTTAACCTCATCAAGGGACACCCACTCCAAATCATAATCCCCATCAACTACATTACGCTTAACGGCCAAGCCGGGACGGAAGTTCTGGTTATCTGGGCCAGCGTAATCCATGTGGTGGTCAAAATAACAGCCAGCAGCCAAGCCGTGGACGAACTGACCTTTAGCGTTTGTATCCATAAAATAATTAAACTTGTGCCCGTGCCCCATTGTACCGCTACATTTAAGCTTCTGAATAACTCTTCGGCCAATGAAATCTCCACTGATTGCGTAACCCTTCACCCCACTGGTGTAGTAGTGGCAGTAGGCTACCCCATCCACAACCACATGTTCTAGGAATGGCACTAGTGTCCCACTATCTTCAAACCTAATATCACCAACAGCCATAACCCCATCCAACTCAGAACTGCTATCACAAGCTTTTGTAATCCTATGCTCATGGTTCCCCACGTTGTGGTATATTTCTGGTTTGTACTGCTCTTTCTTGTTTCTTGCCCTCATCTTGTTGTACTTGTTGAGAGGTGCCATCATGCGGTCAAGAGCATCATTAGCGTGTTTAATGTCAGCTACATACCTCCGTCCCTCATGAGCCTTCTTCCCCTTGTCATAGGAGGAAAGACTATCCATACTGGCCCAGTCCCCTATGTTGACAATAACATCAGGCTTGAGGTCTACAATCATCTTACCAAGCCAGTCAAATCTTTCATTAGAGACATCGGGTTGTGAGTGTGCATCCCCAATAACTAAATGTGTGCGCCCCACCACTGTTAAGCACTCCCTTTTGTAGGTGTTGTCTTGTCTAGTTTAAACCCAGTATCCCTCAACACTTTATCAGTGACCTCTTCTGGACTAGCACCATCAATAGCTGCCTCTATAGCCATAGCAATTGAAATTAGAGATGCAGGATATTGGTCAGCCATAAACATCAACCCCTTCCATATTTTAAACACCTTTTCAGTGTTCTCCTCTTGGTTATCGGGGATAGGACCTGATATACCTCTCAACTCATAAAACCCATCCTTTTCATCGTTAGAGGATACAATAACAGCAAAGGAATTGTCCCCCAACTTTATTGTACTAGTTTCAGTATTTATTTCTGTTTGTTTAGCCATTCTTTCGGTACCTTTCCATTTGCCCACGGTATACCATATCTATCAGCCCACTCTCCGTATGTAGTCTTGCTACCCCTTCTAATTTTGTTGCTTGCTCTCCCAAATACAAAACGGATATCCACCTCTGGGTGTTGCTCCTTAATCAACTGGTGTTTAACTCTGTCTGATGTTTGTAGTCTCCCCTTAACCTCAATGTAAAAACCCTGCTCTGGTAGGTAGAAGTCTGGTATATACTTGGACGGGTTACGCTGGTACTCAAGCTGGTGCTTCTCATACTCAAACTCCACTTTATTCTTTACCAACTGCCCAGCTATTTCTACCTCCAAACCGGACCTAAACCCAGACTTCATCTTGCTCATCTACAAAACAGCCCCCTTCTTGTTGTACAATTTAATCAACCGTGCCACCTTCTCACTCAAGTAGGCATACAACTGAGGTGCCCTCTCCGGTAGCTGGGCCAACCCAGACCCAATCCCACCAGTGGGGAAAACTACAACCCTCCCCTCCCTCAAGTGTTTTGCCACCTTTTCCATGTCCTCATCTATTTGGCCCTTGTGTAGTTCAAAGTTCTGGTCTGAAAAAAATGCACCCTCATCCATAGCGGGGTAGTTTTTGACAGCCACCCCCACCGTGTTAGAATAGGGCCGACAGATTTTTGCAAGCCCACCCATACCTACCCTCTTTAGATTATCTCCATAGATATAGACACAAAAATCATTGTTAACCAGATCACTTGTTGTTATTTTATTTTGTAGTAGTATTGGCATCAAACACTCTCCCCAAAGTGATCCATCTCATAATGCGTGTACCAAACGGGACGCGGATTATTGGACTTTGTAGTTGCATTAGGTCTGAAAGCTGCCCCTGGCCAACAGTGTCGCATGAACTTACAGAAGGTGCAGAGGTTCGGCATGAGCCTGTTACCTGTTGGTGTCTCAATGACGTTGGGTTTCTTTCCCGTCTTCTTGACCTCTGCTGTATCTTCAAATTTGACAACTGTTCCTGGGTTGTCTCTGAGGTCGCGGATATTATCAGATACCCGTTTAAGTGCTGTAGCCCTTTTCCCGGTGGCATTGTTGGGTGTCTCAACAACTCCAAACTCCCCCGTACTCTTATCAACCGCTATCCACCCACCAAAGGGCTTCCCACGGCTCTCTGCATACAAAAACCCCTGTGGTATATACCCAAAGGCATCCTCTTCCTCAATCTTTGTAAACCCACCATGTTCAGGACCAAACTTGCTTGCGAATGAGTACCCACTGCTAGATTTTACATCCCACACCTTACCATCCACCTCTACATCCAAGGTGCCTTGTAGTGTAATCCCCCCAATATCCAACTCACACTGTTCTTGTTCACTCTCCACATCAACACCAGCAGCCTTCATGATAGCAATTGCAGCGGCCTCAACGAGATCACCAAACAGAAAACGCATGACTAAGGTTCTATCAACCGTACCCTGAACCCCTTGTTGTTCAAGTTTCTGTTGGCAGAGTGGTTTGCCAATCCCACTCATCCTCATACTGTACTCTTGAGACTTCTCGTTGAACTGCCGCTCCAACGCCCTCCCACAGGCTTCCTTAAAATCTTCCACCAGACCAGGGGGCATTGTAGCTACCCCCCGGCTGGCGGCATCAAGATATGAGTTTATCTTGAATAGAAGTGTGTTCATTAGAATGGCACCTCATCATCATCTCCACCACGCTCATCAAACTGGGCCTCAAGAGAAGCATCTATAAACTCCCCACCACTCAAACCACCACGCGCCTCTTCGTGCTTGTCGAGAATATAACCGTTGCGGCCCTTAATGGTTTTCAAGAAGTCCCACATGATTTGGTTGTCATCCTCCCCAAGGTGGTCAATCTCAGTGGAGACAACCGCAGAGGCTGCAAAGAAGGTGTTGCCACCCTTCTTCTTACGCACACTCTCCAGTTTCAACACTACATACTGCCAGTTAGCCTTCCGCTTTGTGAGTTCCTTCAAGACATCATCAGCGGCTGAGTAGCTGGCACCCCTAGCCCGCCAAGTGCAAGGAAGGTCTACAACACTGTAGATATTACCCTCAGCATCCTTGCCCTCAAATGATACCCACCCATATACAAGCTGAGTGCATTTAACATTCTTGGACACAACTGCTTCCGGTGAGTTGGGGTCTAAGTTGTCCAACTCCTTAGCTGACAGACGGCCACACTTGTAGGTCCCGGTAGTATCCTCAA